CCGAAGGCGTGGCATGGATTGCTCGTTCCGTTGGTCTAGCCGCATACGTGAAAGAAGCTTGGAAATCCTGCAATGGCGGCCCGAAAGCCTTGTACTGGCGCGTTTCAATAAGCGGCGATTGCTCGCACATACCGTGTCGTCTCCCACACAAGAAAGCGCCCGTGCGCGTCCAAAAGAAAAACGTATTGCGCTTTGGTTTCAAAGTCGAAGCGCTGGAAGAAGACGATTATTATGGGTTCGAATTAGACGGCGATAAGCTGTTTGTACTTGGCGATTTTACAGTAACTCACAATACTCCAATCCTGTCCTATATTTGCGAGCACGTCGGCGGGTTCATTTGTGCCGTAGCGCATAGGGACAAACTTGTAGAACAAATTTCCATGACCCTCGCCCGGGCCGGCATCAAGCACGACCTGATCGCGAGCGACAAGACCAAGCGCATTATCGCCAAGAAGCACTTAAAGGTCTTCCGGCAGTCGTTTTACGCACCCGGCGCACGATGCCGCGTCGCATCGGTCGACACGCTCGTAAAGGCCAAGGGTCTGGAAAAGTGGGCCGCCCAGGTCAAATTGTGGATCGTCGACGAAGGCCACCACGTTCTACGCGATAACAAGTGGGGCCGCGCGCTTGGCCTGTTCACGCATGAAGATTGTAAGGGCCTGTTGCTGACCGCCACGCCGCGTCGGGGGGACGGCAAGGGCCTGGGGTCGTCCAGCGATGGCTACGCGGATATCATGATCGAAGGGCCGCCCATGCGCTGGCTGATCGACGAAGGGTATCTGTGCGACTACGATGTGGTCTGCCCGCCGTCCGTGCATCTGGACGAGCCCCCACGCGGCAAGGACGGAGATTATACGGACAGCCAGCGTATTGCAGCGACCCAAGACCGCCAGATCATCGGGGACGTGCCGAAGCATTATCTGCAGTACGCGGCGGGCAAATCGGGCATCACGTTCGCCGGCAATATCAAGGACGCCACGGATATCGTCAGCGCCTACCGAGCGGCGGGCGTCACGGCTGAACTGATCACCGGCAACACGGACGCCACGATACGCGACGACATATTTGACCGGGCGGAAGCCGGACGGCTCAACCAGATTGTCGCGGTCGACGTGATCAGCGAGGGCGTGGATATTCCCGCGCTACTGGTCGGCTCGTTCGCCCGGCTTACCGGCTCGCTGCCCCTTTGGATGCAACAAATTGGCCGGCTCTTGCGGCCGTACGCGACCGAGCAGTACCGGGCGGCTACGACCCGAGCCGAGCGGTTGGCCGCTATTTCCGCCAGCCCGAAGCCCCGCGCGCTCCTGATCGACCATGTGGGTGGCTTTGCGAACCCGCAGTTAGGACCACCGGACAAGCCACGCGTCTGGTCGCTTGACCCGCGCGACAGCCGGCAAGCCAAGGACGAAGAGGATGCCGTGGAAGCGCTGCGCGTGTGCGCCAACCCGGTGGTCGTGCCGACGTTGGGAACGCTCTGTCTCCGACCGTACAAGAGGGTGCTGCGCAAATGCCCACATTGCGGGTACGAGCCGGTGCCCTTGAGCCGGGGCGGCCCGGAGTTCGTGGAAGGCGATCTGGAATTGATGAGCCGGGAAGCACTGGCGGAACTGCAGGGCCGCGCTCTCGACACGTCCTTGAGCCGGGCGGACCACGATGCAGCCATGCTCGCCAAGCGTGCCCCCAGTGCATACCTGGCCAAATTTTGGAGCCAGCATTTGGAGAAGTGCCAGGAGTTGGACGAACTGCACGCCGCCATGGACCGGTGGGCCGGGCAGCTACACGCCAAGGGCTACCGGGACCACGAGATCCAGCGGGCCCACTGGCTGCAATTTGGCGTGGACGTCCTGACCCCGAGTACCTTTAAGGCGGCGGATATGCGCGTGCTAAAAGAGCGTATTGACGCTGCGGTCACAAAAAACACTTGAGGATGCCCACGTTATCGCTTAGTCCTCGCGCGTATGAAGAAGTGTACGAAATGTCAGGCTGAAAAGTCACTCGACGCATTCAATCGAAATAAAAAGTCACCGGATGGGCTCCATACTCGGTGTCGCGAATGCGTTCACAAGATGCGCGCTCCTCGCAAAGAGAAAGAGCGAAAGGCTCGCATGAAATATTACTACGCCAATCACTCTGACAACATTGTTAAACAACGAGAATACCAAGCGGCTAATCGTTCAATTTACCGTGATGCCAGTAAGAAATGGCGAGAAGCTAATCCGTTAATGATGTGGGTTTGCAAGTCGGCTTGGGATGCAAAAAATAGAGGCCGAATTAACGCGAAGGGTCGGGATTATTGGTGCCGACGACGCAACAGAACGCCTAATTGGCTAACCGAGCAAGATTACGCAGTAATGCGAGAAATTTACGAGTTTGCTGAAAGTCTAAGTAAATCCACCGGAGTTAGGTATGCCGTAGACCATATCGTGCCGCTATTCGGTAAGACTGTTTCGGGTCTTCACGTTCCTGATAATCTGCAAGTCATTACACTTGTTGAAAATTCCAGAAAAGGAAATCGGTTTGTCGGAGATTGGTAATCAGAACCGAATTAGAGGTCATTGGTCAGATGTCCTGGGTGGCCAATTGCATCGAAATAATTGTGGAAGTCTACCCGACCGGCGGGGCGTCCCCGTCCGGTTCGGGCTGGCCAACGATAGCGCGGCGGTCAATGCGATCTGCAAGAGCGGCGACCTGATCGGATGGACGCCCACACTAATAACCACGGCCATGGTCGGCACGTTCCTGCCGGTCTTTACAAGTGTCGAGGTCAAGAAGTTAGGATGGGTGCCCGCCAAGTCCGGGGAGCGCTACGAGCACGAGCAGGCCCAACGCAACTGGGCGGATATCGTGCGAGCGGCCGGCGGACTGGCGGGCTTTATGCGTGATCCGGTAGAGGGGTTCTTGTAGTGCGGCAAAAATTTGAGCGCGGGGAAATGTGGCTGGGTGATTGCCTGGAACTGATGGCCGATATACCCGATGGCTCGGTGGATATGATCTTGTGCGACCTGCCGTATGGGACAACCCAAAATAAGTGGGACGCCGTGATCCCGTTTGGCCCGCTCTGGGCTCATTACTGGCGGGTGGCCAAGCCTAATGCGGCTATTGTGCTAACTGCCGCCCAACCGTTCACTAGCGCGCTGGTCATGTCATGCGTCGAGCGATTTAAGTACGATTGGATTTGGAAAAAACCGAAAGGAACCGGCCACTTAAACGCTAAGAAAATGCCAATGCGCGATAAGGAGGACGTGCTGGTTTTCTACCGTGAGCAGCCAAGCTATAATCCGCAATGGGGCGAAGGCGAACCCTACAAGACGAAGGCCGGCAAAATCGTAGAAAACGGCTTGAGCGACAACTATGGAAAATTTGGAAATCACCGCGAAGGGAGCGACGGACGACGATACCCCAAACAAGTAGTGAACTTCCCGGTTGTCGAACGCGGCACGGTCCATCCGACGCAAAAGCCTTCAGAACTGTTCGATTACTTCATCCGCACCTACACGCAACCGGGCGAACTGGTCTTGGACAATTGCTCGGGTAGCGGGACGACCGCCGTAGCCGCGCACCAAAGCGATCGCCGGTATCTGTGCATCGAACGGGACGTGGACTATTATTTTGCGTCTTGCGATCGGGTGGCCGCGCTGTGATCCACCGACCCTATCAGCTTGAACTATCGACCAGTGCTCTAGCCCTCTGGACGGACCACAAAGTTGTCCTAATCCGGCTCGACACGGGCGGCGGCAAGACCCCGATCCTCTCATACATTTGTGAGCACGTCGGCGGGTTTATCTGCGCGGTCGCTCACCGCGACAAGCTGGTCGAGCAGATCAGCATGACCCTTGCCCGGGCCGGCATAAAACACGACCTGATCGCCAGCGACAAGACCAAGCGCATTATCGCCAAAAAGCATTTGCGCGCGTTCAAGCAATCTTTTTACGCACCCGGCGCACGGTGCCGCGTCGCATCGGTCGACACGCTCGTAAAGGCCAAAGGTCTCGAAAAATGGGCCGCCCAAGTCAAATTGTGGATCGTTGACGAAGGCCATCACGTCTTGCGCGACAATAAATGGGGTCGCGCACTTGGCCTGTTCACGCATGAGGACTGCAAGGGCCTGTTGCTGACCGCTACGCCCCGACGTGGCGACGGCAAGGGGTTGGGCTCGGCCAGTGACGGCTATGCGGATATCATGATCGAAGGGCCACCCATGCGCTGGCTGATCGACGAGGGTTATCTGTGCGACTACGACGTCGTGTGCCCGCCGTCCGTGCATCTGGACGAGGCACCGCGCGGCAAGGACGGCGATTACACGGACAGCCAGCGCGTCGCGGCGACCCAGGACCGCCAGATCATCGGGGATGTGCCGAAGCACTACCTGCTCTACGCGGCGGGCAAATCCGGCATCACGTTTGCCGGCAATATCAAAGACGCGACCGATATCGTCAGCGCTTACCGTGCGACGGGCGTCACGGCCGAACTGATCACCGGCAATACCGACCCGACCATACGCGACGATATTTTTGACCGGGCCGAAAGCGGCCGGCTCAACCAGATCGTCGCGGTGGACGTGATCAGCGAAGGCGTGGATATCCCGGCGCTTTTGGTCGGCTCATTCGCTCGGCTGACCGGATCGCTGCCCTTGTGGATGCAGCAAATTGGTCGGCTGCTACGACCCTACGCAACCCCCGCCTACAAGTCCGCCACGACCCGAGCCGAGCGGTTGGCCGCTATCGCCGCCAGCCCAAAACCGCGCGCGCTGCTGATCGACCACGTGGGCGGCTTCACGAACCCCCAGTTAGGTCCGCCGGACAAACCTCGCGTCTGGTCGCTCGATCCGCCCGAGCGGCGCGCGGACAAGGACGAGGAAGACGCGCTGGTCGCATTGCGAGTATGCGCGAACCCCGAGAAGTTGCCGCCGGCCATGACGCTTTGCCTCAAGCCGTATCCCCGGATCAAGCGCACCTGCCCGCATTGCGGTTACCAGCCGGTGCCGGTCAGTCGTGGCGGCCCGGAGTTCGTGGAAGGCGATCTGGAACTTATGGACCCGGCCGCGTTGGCGGAACTGCAAGGCCGATCGCTCGATACGGCGATGACCCGGGCGGACCATGATGCCGCCATGCTCGCCAAGCGCGCTCCGTCCGCCTATCTCGCTAAGTTCTGGTCGCAGCATTTGGAGAAGTGCCAGGAGTTGGACGAACTGCACGCGTCCATGGATCGGTGGGCCGGCCAGCTACACGCCAAGGGGCTGGCGGACCATGAGATCCAGCGTGCCCATTACGTGCAATTTGGCGTGGACGTTTTGACCCCCGGTACGCTCAAGGCCGCCGAGATGCGCGTGCTAAAAGAACGTATTGACGCTGCGGTCATGAGGGGCTAGTGGTGTCGGCACGCAAACAAGAGGGATGATGAAATGACCGACCAACTACCCGCTGACTGGGCAATTGAGCACGCCTTGGAGGCATCTGTGCCAACTGCGCGTTCCGATGTTTGGACGCTAAAACACACCAAATCTGAATATGCGGAAGGCATGGCTTGGGCGTTTACAGTTATTGAACTCGCCCGCATGATCGAAAAGTATGAGCCGCACTTGGCCCCGGTCAATCCGGACGTGCTGGCGGTGCGGGAAATATTGGCGGCTTACGAGAACGCGGGCGACGGTACCCCTCGTATTGCCCAACAACTATCAGCCGGCGAACGCGATCAGAATATAGAGTTCAAGGCCGCCTTGCGCAATTACCGGGATGCGGTTGCCGCTCGTGGCTGAAACCGGCCAGCAGTCTCTCATCCGGCAGCACTGGACCGATATCTTAGGCGGACGGCTCGACCGGAACAATGTGGGTAGTCTACCCGACCGGCGGGGCGTTCCCGTCCGGTTCGGACTGGCCAATGATAGCGCCCAGGTCAATGCGATCTGCAAGTCTGGCGACCTGATCGGGTGGACGCCCACGCTCATTACGCCGGCCATGGTCGGCACGTTCCTACCGGTCTTTACGAGCGTCGAAGTCAAGAAATTGGATTGGTCGCCCGCCAAGTCCGGGGAACGCTATGATCACGAGCAAGCCCAACGCAACTGGGCGGATATCGTGCGCGCGGCCGGCGGGCTGGCGGGCTTTATGCGTGATCCAGGCGAGGGGTTCATATAGTGCAAAAAGACGCGTCAATCAGCCCGTGCGGCACGTGGCGCTGGTGGCTTACACGCACTTGGGACGATGAATTGCCCCGGCTTGTGGTCTGCATGCTCAACCCGTCGGACGCTGACGCCGCGAAGGACGACCCAACTGTACTAAATTTGGTCAAATTTGCCCGTCGTTGGAGTTTTGGCGGCCTTCATATCGTCAACCAATATGCATTCCGCTCGCCCCTGCCCGCCGTGCTCTGGCAGCAAGACCATCTGCGCCGCGTAGGCCCATTGAACCAATCGACTTGGGTAGACGCCCTTTGTTACGCGCTCGACAACGGCGGTTGGGTGCTCGCGGCTTGGGGTAACGGCGGGTCAAATTTCGGCCCATTTGTCACGTTGGCGGAAATGCTTGGCGTCGAGTTGCGGTGCTTGGGTACTACGCAAAATGGCTCGCCTAAGCATCCTCTGGCACGCGGCACGCACCGCATATCTGATGATCAGCAACCGATACCGTGGGTCAGCCCGTAGCCGCCCACTTCTTATGGGCCTTGGCCAGCTTGACGTGGTAATTATTGGCCGCGTACCCCGTGCCGTTGTAGCCGCGTGCAAATGGAATGCAGTCCGCATGTACGTTGCTGATCTGGCGCAGCGCACCCAATAGTCCGGCGTTCTTCACGTACACCACGAAAGCGTCAAGATGCCGGCCCTCGTTCTCTTTCATCGCATCCCAGAACGCGCCGACGCTCTCAAAACCGGCCAGCGGGTAGTTGAACCCCATAATCTGGTAGCGGCCCACGCTGGCCGATTTTAGCGCCGCGTCGTGGTCCAGCTGCATGGCTCGATATAGCCGAGCCCATTCGCCCTGGCCGCCGACGTAGAGCGTCCGGTTCCACGACTTGGACGATAGGTTTGGGTATGTCTCGTCGTAGCGGCCCGCCGTGTACTTGTGAAAAATATGTGCTTCGAAGAGAATTTTGGGCAGGTTCGGACCGTCAATAAAACCCGCCGGCCCGTCCAGATCCAAGATGCTGGCGCGTACGTCTTCGAACCACCCGCCTCCGCTCTCCACCTCGTCGACGGCCCGGATTTGAGCGACCGTGCAGCCGAGAGTTGCCGCCGCGCGCGTAAAGTCGGCATCGCTCAACCCGATCTGGGGTGTAATTGGCTGGCCTTCCCGGGGCGCACCGAACGCGTCGAGCAAATTGTCCAAGGCCGTAACGTACCCCGCGTCATTGAAAAGGCCCGGTCGCGTAATTGCCCGGATCGCATCGAATGTTGGTTTGCGGGGATCGGTCATTAGCAGTTGACCCTTTCGTCATTACGGCCTATTAGCGCCCCATATCATGGAGTTTTAGCAATGCCCACATTTATCGTCTGTCCGGATGGGTCCACCTATACGCTTGGCAAACTCACGCCGACCGAAGCGGGTGGGCGGGCCGTGGATGCGGACAGTGCCGAGGACGCTTTGCACGTCGCGTACGCGGACGGCTATGCTTCGTTCCCGGCCATGCCTCATTCGCGCGGCGTCCACAATTGGACCGGCTTGCGTGATGCTCGTATTCTGGCGGCGGCACGGCGCGTGATCGCGGCGACCGGTATGCGCGGGGTGAGCCGAGCGGCTTTGGCACGCGAGGCCAACATGGCTTCGGGTACGATCAGCAATTTTGGCCGGACCAAATACAAGGCCGACACGAACCCGACCGAAGGATATCGCGAACGGGTGCTGGCCGCGCTGATGGCCGATGCGGTCGACAAGGCGGATATCGGGCTCATTCGGGCCGGCGTGGCGGACGGGTGCCTGTCGACGGACGTGGTGCCGGAAGGTCTGCGCGCGGCGGTAGGTGTATGAGCGCCAACAAGCACTCCGGTACTTGCCGGCGGTGCGGTCGGCTCGTCTCGTCGGGTGACGGGTTTGTTACCGGGAAGCCGGGCACATGGGAAGTTACGCACAATTCTTGCGTGCCGGTCGCGGACCATGCGCGCTATCAGATTGAGAGGGTAAAGTGATGGCTGAGCAAGAGCAGAGCCCCGTCGCGTGGACTTACGAACTGGCACGCGCAAAGCTGCACGAAGGTGGCTACACGGATTGGGGCCCGACGAGCGTCGCTTTCCTGAAGCCGTGCGTTCCTGAAGGCAGCATTCGCAACCTCACGCCACTCTATGCCACCCCCAACCCTGATGCGGTGAACGCCGACAAGGCGCTGTGCGTAGCCGATGAAATGGTGCGTTTCGAGGCGACTTACCCGCATGTGGGCGCAGCGAAGCACAGGTACGGCGAAGTCATCGCGGGCCGGATGAGATATGCCGAACCCGAGACGGACAAGATGTTCTCGGCTTGGTTTTCCGCCCGCGCTCTCACCACCCCCACACCCGACAAGGCGCTGATGCCCGAAGCTGCGCAGATCGTGGAGTGGCTTCGCGGGCAGGCTGCAATCTACAACGATCAGAACCCGGACTTCGCAGCGCTGCCAGAATGGACGCTGGCTCAAAAGTGGGCAAACGCAATTGAGCGCGGCGAATATCGGACCACGCCAGTCGAGGAACCGGAGAAGGGTGCGACGGGACCACGTGTTGTTAGGTGGCGCAAAGCAAGCGTCGCCTTGGGCGCTTGGATGAGTGCGGCGCTTGATGACCCTGCTGTTTGCGATGCCATGAAGGCCGATATCCGAGAGTGGTTTAGCGCAGGCGAGCCATTTGAAGGCATGGCCCTCGCTGCGACCAATGCAGGGCAGGTGGAGGCGCTAAGAGCGTGGATCACCTACGATGAGGGCAAGTGGGCCGACAATACAACCGGTATCATCGAGGCATATGGACAGGCGATTGCGGCAACGCGCGCCGCCCTCAAAGCCAATGGAGATGCATCATGACGGTGGCGAAGAACCCCATCCGCGTTGCCACAGCCGTGCTTTCCGAGCGCATTTTCGCCGGTCGCCCAACCAAGGACGGACGCGGTTTCAAGGAGCCTCGCTACGATGTCACAAGCGACGTTCTAGTGGCGATCCGCGACAAGGTTGGCATTGGCAATGAGATCGAGGTTGGCTTGCCCGGCACGGCAGTAGAGTTCCGCATTGCTGTTTTGCCGCCAAGGCCGATCGGTCCAGAAACCCCATCGCAGACCGTATCGCAAGATAGGGCGGTGGAGGCGGCTGCTAAGGCTCACTGCGACTTCTTTGGCGGCGAAGGATGGTGGGATAGCGGCTTTGTGACTGACACGAAGCCCGCTGCACTCAATGCGATGCGTTGCGCCCTCGCCGCCTTTAAGAAGAGCGAGGTGGGCCATGAGTGAAAGAGCCGACTTCAACGGCATGACCGACGACGAGCAACCCGAAATCCCGTTACACGAGCACCGTCTATCCGTTCGCGTGGTACTGGTTCAACCAGTTGTGCTTACGGCCGCTCTAAAAGAGCAGATAGCCAACGCGGTGCACGGGTGTTTCCCGGTGTGCGAGGACGGCGACACGTTTGTCGAAGCCTTGACGCCGGATAGTCGCGAGGAATAGGAAGGGCGGGCGACGCATGCCACGCGCCGCCCAAACCACTAGCGTAAGGACCACGCATAATGGCTGATGCCGGAATACCGGAAAGTTGCCGGATTTGTCAATATTGGTTGAAGATAGCGGAATGGCCCGGAGAGCGTTCCGTGGGTCATTGCAGGAGGCACCCGCCAACCCATGAAGGGTTTCCACGCTCTAATTTAGATACGTGGTGCGGGGAGTACGCCCCGCGTGGCTAACTGGTCCTTTGCCGATCGTGGCTTTTCGCTGTTCCCCATTCGCCCACTCTCCAAAATACCGCTCGGTAGCTGGAAACAGTTCATGCAGCGGCGGGCCACACCCGAAGAATTGGCTGGTTGGCGTTCGCAGGCATCCAACAACTGCGGCGTCGCGACTGGCGCGATTAGCGGCGTCATCGTGGTCGATTGTGACAACCCAGAGGCACGGGCTGCTGTTGACGCAAGAGGCGTTCCCGACACGCTAACCATAAGGACGCCACGCGGTACGCATCTCTACTTCCAGCACCCGGGCTGGCCGATCCACAATAAGGTCGGTCTGATGTGGGAGGGCTGGCAGGATTTGGGGGTCGATATCCGTGGCGATGGCGGTTTGGTCGTCGGGCCCGGCAGCGTCTACGAACCCACGCCGGCCGAGCGCGCCAAGGGCAAGCAGGCGGGGCTTTACGCGGTCGAACATGACGTCCCCATGGCCCCCCTGCCCGACTGGCTATTGGAATTGTTGATGCCCAAGGCATCGACCGTTCCCGTCGTCAGCGTATCTGTTGCGGAACACACCAGCGCGTACGGCAAGATCGTTCTGGCCCAAAAGCTTGCCGACTTGCGTGATTGCCCGGACGGCGCGGTCAGCCACCAGATATACAAAACCACGGTCCGGATTGCCGAGTTGGTCGCGGGTGGCGAAATCACCCAGGAAGATGGCTGGGATGGCCTGCACGAAGTTTTAGCGGACAAAGGATTGCTCGACGAGGACAAGGCCAACGGCACCGTCCAGCGCGCCTGGGCCAAAGGCTTTGACGAACCTCGTGCCGCTCCGGAACGAGATGACGTGCCGCGCCCGCCGTTGGAGCCTTTGGCCGTGCTCGGCGTGCGTTCGGTTGCGCAGCCATTGCCGACTGGCGTCGCCCCGCCTGTCCCCGTGGTTGGTATTGCACTCAACTTGTCTGGTCCGGGCGAGACGTGCCGCACGCTTCACCTTTCGCAAGAAGCGCTCGACGACAAGCAAGACCACCTGTCCGTCGAATATTGGATGGCCATGAAGGGTCTTACCGTATCCTACAATTCGTTCTCAAATCGCGTGCTCTTGAATGGTGCGACCCTGACCGACGAAAGCGAGCGCAAGGCATGGTTCGACGTCCGCGAACTATCCAACGTCAAGTTTTCCAAGGATCTGTTCGGGGAGGTGCTGCGCAATGTGGCGCACGCCAATAGCTTCCACCCGTTGCGAGAATGGCTTGCCGAGAATGAAAGCGTCTGGGACGGGACGCCACGCATTGATAGCTGGCTGACGACTTACCTAGGGGCCGAAGCGACGCCATTTGTGCGCGCGGTCGGCTCTATATTTTTGATCGCGGCGGTGCGTCGTGCTCGTGACCCGGGCTGCAAGTTTGACGAATTAATGGTGCTGGAAGGCCCGCAAGGCATCAACAAGTCGTCCGCTATGGCGATGCTCTGCCCAGTGCAGGAATGGTTTTCGGAAGACTTTACCGTGTCCATGAACTCGAAAGAGTTGCTGGAAACCACCGAAGGCAAATGGCTCGTCGAAGCGCCCGAACTCTCCAACCTGCAAAAAGGCGAAGTCGAGCACGTCAAGCATCTCCTGTCGCGGCGTTGGGATCGGGCGAGGTTGGCCTACGGCCGCAATGCTGTCGAACGCGGACGCCAGTGGGTGCCGGTCGGCACGGTCAACGACGACACATATCTCTCCGACCCTACCGGCAACCGGCGTTTCTGGCCCGTACGGTGCGGGGAGATTGATCTGGCGGCTATCGAGCGGGACCGCGCGCAGTTGTGGGCTGAGGCGGCCATCCGCGAGCGTGAGGGGGCAGCTACGCGTCTGTCCCGCGACTTGTGGGCCGAAGCGGGCGAAGAGCAAGGCAAGCGCGTCAAGGTCGACGCGTTTACTGAAATGCTCCTGCCCATACTAGGCAAGTGGGACAACGGTAAGATCAGCACGGACGACGTTTGGAACATTGTCAAAGTGCCGGCCGACCGTCGAAACTCCCAAGGCTTACGGCTCGGCGCGGCAATGAAAGCGATGGGCTGGACGCGACGACGGGCAAAATCAAAGGGACAATTATATTACGCGTATTTTAAGGGTTCTGAGCAGCCATTAATTTCGTGGAATGATCGGAGTTCAAAATACGAAGCGCTGCCGCCGGAACTATCGAGCGTGTAAATTTTCACGTATTTAATTTTTAAGAGCCCGTGGCGAAAGTTGCGGGCTTTTTTTTTATGGCTGCGAAATTTTACAAGTTCCTACGAAGTTTTTGGTTCCTGATCGAGAACTGGCCGTAACGTATTGATTTCATTAGGTTTTGAGGGTGGTTGGTGCCCGTGTACCCCGGTTCCCGTTACCGGCTCTTGAGTGGTAAAACCTATGGGGAGGTGCACCCCCTATCCTATTTATATTAACTCTTAGTTATAGGGGGGAACTATAGGAACTTAAGAACTATAGGGTGTTAAAGCACTGGTTTCTGCGGGTTTTGGTGGTTCCCTTGTACGGTTCCTAGCCGCAGCGGTTGGATTTCGCGTTCTTTTAGGGTTGGTTGAATTTCTAGTCCGGGCGGTGTTGGCTGCGCCAAAGCGGCAGGCTCGAAAGGGCCATCGCGCGCGAGACATGCTGACTTGCTCGTCAACCTTGCGGCGGCTATACGTACCTGATGAGCGACGAGCCCGACTTTGCTGACACGCTGCACGGCGAAATGATCTTGGAGATGGTCGCGGACGGCAAGACGTTGAAGTTTGCCTGCGAGAGCATCGGCGTGGGCTATTCGACCGTGTTCTTTAAGATCGGCAAAAACCCCGTTTTTAAAGAACGGATGGAAGAGGCCCGCGCCGCCGGCTACGAGGTACTGGCGGAAGAGTGCCTGGAAATCGCGGACGAAACGGCGTTCGACATGACCGAGACTGAGCGGGGCTTGAAGCCGAACAAGGAATGGATGCAGCGTTCCAAATTGCGTGTTGAGACCCGTCTAAAGCTGCTCGCCAAGTGGCATCCCAAGAAGTACGGCGAGAAGCTGGAGATCGAAAGCAAGACCGCCACGGTGGCCATTCCGACCGGGGACGACCCGATCGCCGCGCAGCGCGCTTATGAGGCGTTGATGAAAGGGACCGGTTAGGCTACCATGCGCCGCGACTAGTTGAGGACGTGCGCGCATGGCTGTTACGGTACTGGATCTGATTACCGGCTCGGTCCGGCCGCTTTCGCAGCTTACGGGCATCGCCGCCAATGTCATGACGTTTGAGATGCAGGCCGGCGGCACCCGCTCGCTGGCGGCAATCATCGCCCAGCCCGACCTGCTCAAGCTGTTCGATATGACCAGCAAGGCGAGCCTGACGTACAATCAGGCTTTGGCGGCGGATGGTGGCGGGGTAATTTCAGGCTACGACGTGTTCGTCCTCGCCGGTCAGTCCAACATGGTCGGTCGCAATGGTCCGATCGACACCACACTCGACGCCACCGACAGCCGGATCCAGATGTACGGCTTCGATGCGCAGGCAGTCGCACTTGCCGCCGATCCGCTCGACCATCAGGACGAGACCGCGAACACCATCGGCATGGGCCTGACGTTCGCCAAGCAGTACATCGCTGCGGGCTTGCTTGCTGCGGGTCGGCAAATCCTGCTCGTCCCTGTGGCCAAGGGCGCAACCGCGTTCGGCACCGGGTTCTGGCGAGCGGGCGGCGGTGGCGATGCTCCAGCTATCGCGCGGACCAAGGCGGCAATGACCCAGGGCAGCGGCACGAACACGCTCAAGGGCATCCTGTGGCACCAAGGCGAAGGCGATCAGGCCGTTAGCCAGGCACAGTACGAAGCGGACCTGGACACGCTGATCGCGCGCTGGCGTTCCGGCATGACCGGCGCAACGGCAACCACGCCGTTCATCGTCGGCGGTCTCATGCCGAGCGGCGGTCAGACCGGCGCAGGCGTCAGCGCGGCGCTCTCGGCCACCACGACCCGCACCACGCGCACCGGCTACGCAGCCAGCATCAGCTTGACGAGCGGCGGCGACAACATCCACTTCGACGCGCCTAGCATCCGCACGCTCGCAGGGCGGTACTTCACGGCCTACCAGAGCGCGCAGAGCAACACCGTGGCGCCTCACGTGCCCAGCGCGGTCCCTGGCCTTGTCGCGACCGGTGTGACGGGCGGACAGACGGTCCTGACTTGGAACGCCCCAAGCAACGGCGGCTCGCCTGTCACCGACTATCTCGTGGAGTACAAGGCCCAGTCGTCCTCGACGTGGCTGACCTTTGCTGATGGCGTGTCCACCGCGCTCACGGCCACGATCACCGGTCTGACCGATGGCACGCTCTACGACACTCGGGTTTCTGCCATCAACGCGATCGGCACCGGCGCGCCTAGCGCGGTTGTTGCGACCGGCACGCTGACCAACCTGATCCCGAGCCCGCAGGCGTTCAATAGCTGGACACAAACGGGTGTGACCGTCACGCAGAACGTGACTGGCACCGCCGACCGCTTGACGGAAGATACCGCTACCAACTCGCACAACGTGGCGTCTCCACAAGGCAGCGCGGTCACGACCGGAACCACCTACACAATCGCAGTCGATGCGACTTACGAGAACCTGCCGTTCATCCAGTTGCATCTTCCAACCGGCCTCACCAATCAGGCCTGGGCGAACTTTGATATCCAGAACGGCGTGCTGGGTACGGTTGGACCTTCGACCGCGAACAGCACGATCACCAGCAAGGGTGCGGGCGTCTGGCGCATTACCATGACCTTCGTGTGTCCGGTCGACGGCTTCGCCCAGATGGTCGCCAAGGGTGCTGCGAGTGCCAGTGTGGCGCGCGGTGCCAGCTATCTCGGCACCGGCAAAACCGTCCTGTTCGACAACGGCCAGTTCGTTGCTGGGCCGACTGCAGGGTTCTACCCGTGAGCCGTTTAGCTCGCATTCGCCTGCTCGCCTCCACGGCGATAGCTCCGCCGCTTTGGCCTAAGCCTATCGGCTACGAGGTGTACCCGATTAGCGGCTCCAGCAACATGTATGGAAGGAGTGCTCCAGCATGATCCGCGCCCCTCTCGCCCTAGCCCTAGCCCTAGCCGTTACCGCAAGCCCCCTCGCCGCGCAAACCGTCGTCAAGTCCGATCAGCAGTGGACGAGCGAGGGACCGTACATGGCGTTCGCATCACCCTGGTGCGCCCAGTTTTACGACAAGACGCTGGTCGAAGGGCGCGACTACCTGCAGACCATCGCCTACGCCAAGGGTGACTTGGCACGCGGCAAGAACGTCCAGATCACGTGGCGCTGGCCGCTCGTCCGGTCGCCCAAGTGCGGCGTGTTCGGCATCCCGCACATCGCCTGGGGTAACTACGACAGCGGCGCGGTCTATAGCCCCGTCGCGCCCCGTCAGGTGTTTGCGATCAACGACCTAACCGTGGCCTACGAGGTGGAAGACGCCGCCGGATACGCCAAGGGCGTGCAGGGTTATAACGGGCTGGCCGAATTCTACCTGACCAAGGTGGCCGGCGACGCGAACACGAAGGCGATCGAAATCGGTTGGTTCTGGAACACGCCCAAGGAGACACGCGACTGGATGTTGACCGGCCGCCAGCTTGGCGTATGGAAAGATCGCTTCAAGCAATCCTGGCGCGTGTCGGTGATGAAAAGTGGCGTCGCCGGCACTTTCGCCACGTTCAGCCCGAACAATGCGACGGGACGTGACGTCAAAGGCATGCTGGATGCCAAGGGTGCGATTGCGTTTTTGCAGGCGGCCGGTATCGTCCAGCCGTCGTGGTGGTTCAACGGCATTGGCATTGGCGTCGAACCGCTTGGCGGAACAGGCACGGTGCTGGTGCGGGAATTTACCCCGACGCTGAACTAGGAGCACGATTAGATGACCATCCGCGTAACGATCACCACCCCGAACGACAAGCAAGCACGCGTCACGCGCGGCGCGGACGTCGATATCGTCGACCCCGGCCAGACCCGCGAGTTCTGCGTGCACGACAGCAACCCGAGCATCACCATCATCGAACAGCCCGTGCCGGGTGCGAGCGCCAACCGTTCGGGCGGTGGCGGCCATGGTGATCCTGACGTCAAGAACTGATGTTCGACCCGGGGTCATTCCTGGCGAACGGTATTGCGTGCGCGGCGGCTTTAGGGTTCGCCGCGTTCGTACGTCCGGGTCGACGAGAAGCCGTGACGCTGGCCGCGCTATTGTGCGTTAACTACATGTTTTGCGCACTTGGCTATACTGACGCATCCCCTGCCCTCGCTCTGCAAGCGATCGGTGTGCCCATCACGAACAAAGAGACGTGGATGCTGGCCGACGCGTGCTTCGGCGCGGCTGCGGTCCTTATCGCGTTCTGGCGGCCATGGGCGTGGATATTTTGGGCCACTTCAATCGTTCAGGTAGGCATACACGCCCTGCGCATGACGGAGGCCATTGACGGGACTACATATTCCGACTGGCTTGAAATCGTGCTACACGGACAATTAGCGGTGTTTTTCGTCATAGGGGGTCCGGGTGTTGGGGATCGGTTGCATGATGCTTTTGATCGGTTCCGCCATCGTCGCCGGGCACCTGCGTCGTTCTCATGTCAAGACGAGGCCGCGCCATGATTAACGATGAGAGCGGCGGGTACTTCCCGCACGTCTGGGCACTGGTATCGGCCGTTGCCGGCGCGGTGACGTCCCTGTCATTCCAGCAATGGGAAGGCATGACGCGTACGAAAGTCGTCCTATCGCTTTTTGTGGCCACCTCGTTCGGTTTTTTCGTCAGCCCCATGGTCTTAACGTCGATTAAGGACGTTAGGATTGGTGGAGGCGTTATCTGGCTTATGGCCGCCGGCTCCAACATCCTCATTCCTCGCGGTGTAAAGGCAATGTCCGCACTCATGGATCGTATGTTCGGCACCAACACGGAGACGAAGCCATGATCTTCTGGATGGTGTCAAACATGATCACCGGAGCAATCTCGTGCTGGGTCGTCACGTATCTGCTGGTCCGCCACCGCGAAAAGCTGATCCCGATTGAGCGGATTTCCATGGGCGTGGTGGCGGGCTGCATGATCCTGCGGATGGGTCCGCAAGCTGGTCAGATCTTTGAGACGCAAAGCCCGTTCGACGGCTGGGCCACCTCGCTCATGCATATAGCCCTGACGGTCCTCTTCGTCCGATGGGCCGTTCGCTTGGAGCATTCCTTTCGTATTGACAGACCCGTCAGCACCTACTAGACCAGCCTCCACATAGGAGGTTCGCATGCGCCACGTTACGAACTACGACCCCGCCGTACGCAAGTACGCCCGCACGATGAGCCGGCCCGCTGTGCACGCCCCGCGCCGCGAAGGTGACGAGATGGCGTGCAAGTGCGGCAAGCGTTGGCCGGTCGGGGAGGACCATCCGTGAACACTCCCGCCATCGAACAAATAGCGGTCAAACTGATCGACATGGAACGCGAACGATTGACGGGGTGGCGAGGCCCTGCTGGCGCGGCATACAATTGCATTAGCGAGGATTTATGCGAGGCCGGGTTGCTGAACGCCGATTGGTCCTTGTCAACGCTTGGCCTTGAAGTCCGTGCGTTTCTTGTCAGTCGGTCCCGTTAGTGCTCTTCACCCCCGAAGACGACGCGGCAATCCTGCGCGGCGGATGGGACGACCGGACGCTGGCCGACATGCTCTTTATGTCCGTGACGACTTTGCGCGACCGGCGACGCGAGTTGAACCGACCTTCTCCAAACCTGCCGAAATTGCCGAAATACCGGCACCACAAAAAACGCAAGCGATGGACGGACGAGCAGGACGAGCGGCTGCGGCAATTTCGTGCGGACGGTTTGCTTTTGTTGCAAGTCGCAAAGACGATGGGCCGTTCGGTTAATAGCGTGCGGACCCGCTGGTGCCGCTTGGAGTGTGGCAAGAAATGACTACGATCACCGACCCGCAAACTTGGCTGACCGCCCTGCCCGGCCCCTGCGGTCCGACCCGTGGCCAGTACGTGCAAGACCGCATCCAGTACGGCGATGTCACGGATCAAGGCGAGATCCTAGTGCGCGACGGCGTGACCCTGGCCGCCGGCTGTACGATCGTCGAGTTGCACCAAGCCTACGAGGCCAGCTATTACGGCTGGGCGGATAGCGGTATGCGCGTACGCGACGGTGGCCGGGTGCTGACCCAGATTTATCGGGATTTATGACGGCCCCCTTTAGCGACCCCGTTCTTGCCGAGTTCGATTGGCGCGCACCGGACTATGCCCCGATAATTAAGGCCCGCATGCGTCGGCTGATGGCCCTGCGCGAAGAGCCCGAGTTGATCGGCCACCTCAAGCGCGTGTACCGCGATCAGCCGTGGCGCTTTATCAACGACTGGGGCAGCACATCGGACCCCCGGCACGTTGAAGTCGGCCTGCCGGTGACGATACCGTTCATCCTCTTTCCCCGGCAAGTCGAGTGGTGCGAATGGCTCGTCGAGCGCTGGAAGGCCCGCGAACCGGGCGCAACGGTCAAGTCGCGCGACATGGGCATTACGTGGCTGTCCGTGGCCATGACCACGACCATGTGCATGTTCTACGACGATCTGGCGGTTGGCGTTGGTAGTCGAAAGCTGGAACTGGTCGATAGCCTGGGTGACC